AACCTAAATATGAATTATGTATTAATATAAGAAATACAGATTCAAAATGTGGTAAAAACGGTAAATATTTTGTAAAACGATCTATCTTTAGTTTTCTTTAATAAAAATAACAACTTTACTTCTATATATTCTTACTATAATATAAGGTAAAAGGTTCCATAGCATAATGGATAGTGTCCGGGTCTTCTAAACCCTGGGGTGCGGGTTCGAATCCTGCTGGAACCGCCATTATTTTGTGAGGTATATCATGCATGTTAAGTATGGTACCAGAAAAAAAGACAAATTTATAAAAATTCAAGAATTAATGAACTTCATAATAATGGAAACGAGATTAAATATTTCTGATGTTCCTAAAATAGAAATAATTGATATAAATTCTAGAGTATTTGGACAGTTTCATTACAAAGAAAATAAGATTATAATTAATAAATGGACCATAAAAAATAGATTAATAATGTATTTGGAAGGATTAGATTATAAATTTTTAGATATTGTAAATATGAATTTATGGACATTTACAATAGCACATGAATTAAGACATTCTTGGCAATTTCAGAACGGAATATTAGATATAAAAACAAATTATGTGATATACAATGGGTATATTTATGATTTAAAATCTACACTTACACAACCTTGGGAAGCAGATGCAAATAAATTCGCGATGTCTTATGTATTATCTAAACTAGATTTTGTGCCTAGATATATAACATTAGAAGATTTAAACTGTATAAAATACGAAACTGCTGAGTCGTTGAAGATAGAAACCTATACCAAAGAAGCTATACAATGATCGAGTTCGTAATAATGTTAATGGCTGGTGTGATAATATACTTGATACTCCAAGTTGGAAGATAAATAGTACAATACTCCATTAGCTCACCGGATAGAGCGCTTCGCTACGAACGAAGAGGTAGAGGGTTCAACTCCTTCATGGAGTTCCATTCCAACAGGAGAGTATATTACTGACACTGGTATAATAGGTTTAGTACGACAGATTGTGGATCTGTAGGTTTGGGTTCGATTCCCGAGGTCAGTACCAAAGAGGTATATAATGAAAAGAGAAGTAGCAAATATTTGGGTAACAGCTCTTCGTTCAGGAAAATATAAACAAGGAATGGGATATCTTAATAAGAATAATAAATTTTGTTGTCTTGGTGTTTTGTGTGAAATTGCACCAGCAAATGAATTACAAATACATAAACAATTAAATTTAGATTATATGACATATTCTGCTGGCGGAAATAAAATTAATAAAGTGGGAAGATTTCCACCAGTAGCAATATTAAAATGGGCAAATATATCTTTAGATTATAGGACATATATTCCTGAATTAGATAAAAAACTTTGGCAGCTTAATGATACAGGATATACTTTTGATCAAATTGCTGATATAATTGAAAAATATTGGGAAGATCTTTAGATAAAAACCGCTTTATTATGACTAAATAGAATATTATAATACTTCAACTAGGGTATAAATAACAACTGGTGTTGTGAGCGGTCTGTAAAACCGTGGCTCTACGGAGCAGTTTGGTTCGATTCCATCTATACCCACCATTATTAAAGGCGGGCAGGACAAACGATTAAGTCGTCAGTCTCATAAACTGAAGGAGTGGGTTTAACTCCCACGCTCCGCAACCAATTTTAAGAATTGTTATGTTTCAAAAGTTGAAATAGAATAGGTACAACTGCTAAGAAAGCAGTTAAAGCTTATTGTAAAGTTCGCGATAACGAAGAAGATAAAAATAATTAAGCCTCACGGTAGGATTGGTATCCTAATTCCTCTCATAAGGGAACAAACTGTGTTCAATTCACAGGTCGAGGCACCAAACAAGAGATATATTATGAAAAAAATTATTATTAGCAGTATTTTGGTTGCATTATCAACTACTAGTAGTTATGCACAGAATATTAAGTGGCCTAATACACAAAAATGTACTTCTACAATTAAAAATCAATCTATAGAAATATTAAAACAACATAGTCCTGAAGGATACTCTATTTATAATAGAGGGAAAACTTCATATTTAGATAATGCTTGGTGGTATGATTGTTATAATGTTAAAGATAATATAATTGTAGCAGTACATGAAACTGTACATGATATAACTACTAGAACAGATACATATCCATTAATAAATGGTAAAAATATACCTGTTGTATTAGGAAATAATTTATTTAGACCTGCTCTAAATTTAAAATTGTTTAAATCAGATAGATTTACCGAACTTTATTTGGTGACTATACCAAACAGTATGTCTTCAGCTACAAATTTTTCCATCTTATTAGATGAGTTTAATGCATACACATATGGTTTACATGTAGCTAATAAATTATCTAGTAAAAAAGAAGAACATCAATGGAGAGATGGTGCAGTAGCTCTTATGAGTTATGTTAAAGCGTATTTAGATAAAGCTAAACAAGAATATCCTAAAGCTTGGAAAGAATTAAATTCTTCTAAATTAAAATACAATATTGTTACTTTATGGAAACAAGCAGAAACAGTAATACTTAATTCTTGTCAATTTAAAAGTAGTTCTAACGATGATGTACAATATATAAGATATTTGTGTAATTCTAAACCAGATGCAGTTAAGGAATTAATAGGAAATACTTTTTGTCCTAGACATTGTCTTAGGTAAATTTATGAAAAAGAAAATAGCAGACCGCTGGGTAAAAGCACTTCGTTCAGGAAAGTATAAACAAGGAACAAAATATCTTAATAGATTAAATACATTCTGTTGTCTTGGTGTTTTATGCGATCTAGCTACTAAATCTAAATCATCTAAGGTAAAATGTAATTTATATAATTCTACTCTTTTTTATGATTCTGAACCTTCGTATTTGCCAAAAACAGTACAAGATTGGTCTGGTGTAAATAGTATGGATGGTTCGTTTATTATTAAAGATAAATTAATATCTTTAACAAAATTAAATGATAATGGCAAATCGTTCAATAAAATAGCAGATATCATTGAAAAACATTATAAGGATATATAATGGTTGTAATATGTAAACAAATCATACTTAATTCATATGAATTATTATTACAACCTAAGAAAATATGGCATTTTCATGACGGAAAAATTCTTACTGTAGAATTACAGTATAATAATGTTGTAGTTTATTATACGAATGATACTAATGCAGACCAAGAATTTTTCTCATATATTATGGCAGTAGAAACAGGAAAAGAAATTCCATACATAAATGGGAAAAAGACTAAATATCTTCGAACATTAATGTTTGATAATGGAGCATATGTTCTACATTTTTATACAAATGAAATATAATTAATACAAAATAATATAAGGAATATACAAATGGCTACAAAGAAAAAATCTACAAAGAAAAATACAACTAATACTTCTGTAAAAAGAAAATAATATATAGGTATATCTAGAGATCATTCAGGATCAATGTATTCAATTGCTCGTGCAGCATTAAAAGATTATAACAACCAAATACAAACAATTAAAGATTTATCAAACAAATATGATATTGATACATATGTATCAACAGTTATTTGCGACACATATGTTAAAAATGAAACATTTTTAACTGAAGTAAGTTTAATTAAACCATTATCGTATTATGGTACTGGTGGTCAAACACCATTATTTGATTCTGTAATGGAACTTGTTCGTATTATGAAAACTGTTCCGGATTATAATGATCCTAATGTAACATTTTTAGTACAGGTTATTACCGATGGTGCAGAAAATGCTTCTAAAACACAGGTTCTAAATTAGAACAAACTATAAGAGAATTACAATCTACAGATAAATGGACCTTTACTTTTAGGGTACCAAGAGGGTATACTTCTAACTTAACCAGATATGGTATACCTGCTGGAAATATTATTGAATGGGATCAAACTGAAGAAAGTATGCTAAATACTACAGTAGCAACTACATCAGCGTATGATACATATTATTCTAATGTATCTAAAGGTTTAACCTCTACAAGAGGGTTTTATTCCGATTTATCTAATGTATCTTCTGATAAAGTAAAAAATACATTAAAATCAGTTGATACATCAGAATTTGATGTGTTCTTTGTAGATAAAGAAGATGAACAAATTTCTAAATTTATACAAAGAAAGAAAAATGTTACCTTAAATAAGGGTTCAGCATTCTATGAATTAACTAAATACGAAAGAAAAATACAACCGTATAAGAAAATTGTAATACAAGATTTAAAAAACGGTGGTTTTTATTCAGGTGTACATGCTAGAAATTTGCTAGGATTACCATTGAATAGTGATTTTTCATTATCACCTGGCGATCATTCTCATTATAAGATATTTGTTCAATCAACTTCTATTAATAGAAAATTGAAAAAAGGAACTAGTGTATTATATTGGAATAAAGCAGCATAAGCTGTTTTGGGGTATTGTATAATGGCTATTACGCTGGGCTTTGGACCCAGAGATGTCAGTTCAATTCTGGCTACCCCTGCCAATTACAAGTTAATTCGGTTGAATATACCAAAAAAAGAACTTTACTTCCTAATTATTAGAAAGTATTATACTCTATAATAGCTACTTGGAGATTCTTGATGGAATGGATCCTAAGAAAAAATAAAAAGAATTGGGGGCCGTTTAAATCGAATGTTTATATAGAAGCTATAACGAATTATGGTTGTATAATAAGAGGCTATGCGATAGAATTTGACTGGTCTTATCCTTCTGGTAAAAGAAACGAGTATATAATCAAGGCTCGAGAGTTTAAATGATGGATAAAAACCTTGTAACACTACTACTGATGTTAAGATCATTTCTATTATGTTCGGTAACGATACGAAATATATCAGAAATGATGAAATATCCTAGTAGATATAAGGTAGGATTAGTAGTTAATTTCAGTTTATTGTTATGTATATCAATTGTTTATTTGATAATTTTATAAACGAGAACTTCTGGAATAATTAAGGATGCATTCAGCAAACAATTTACATTCGTTGTATCAAACGAGCAAGTAAAAGCATCCTGATATTTTTGTATGGGTTCAGCAAAAAAATAGATCATAACTTCCATTATGTCTTGATCGACAAAAACCATACAGTTAACTTTAGATAAAGAAACCTTACAGCAAAATAAAAATAGCTCAATGGTAGAGCACTTGTTTTAATACAGGAAGAACGGTTCGATTCCGTCAAAAGGTTTCTGTAATATGAACAACCCTAAATGGTTGGATAAAATTGTATTAGTGTTAACAATATTGATGTTTTTAATAATATTAATGTTAACAAAAACTTTTGGATAGATACAGCAGAATAAATAATATTTGCAGTGTATGCAAGCCACGTAAGTTTCGATTTCTCACGGTAATAAAAAAGTAGGCAGCTATCCAGTAATATACTGTTAGTTTTGAATACTTGCAGCAACAAACACATAAATTGTGTGTACTTGGTATTTCCTCCATAACTAGTAAATATAGCTCATAAGGTAGAGCAACAAAAAGGTATTCAGTTATGACATTTTTGTATATAGAGACAAAATATGATTAATATTTCATCAAACGAATTTTGGGGTCTTAGATCTGGTGCTTACAACGAAAATTTTGGTAAAAGCACTGAAAGAACATATTTTGAATATTATTTTCAACAAATGCAATGGACTAAGGCAAAATCTGGTAATAATAAAACTAAAACAAAAGGAAAAGATTATAAAAATCCTAAATTAGATAGAAGAAATAAATCGTTTTCGTTATTTGGAAAATAATTTACATTTTTTTTGAATAGATACAGCAAAATATATACTTGGTTCGATTCCAAGGCTCCCCGCCATATGGGGAGTTGGGCAGGTTGCCTGCTAGAGAAATCTAGTTTCCCCACTATTCAGTTATTATAAAGGATTATAATGTTATACAATTCTTGGACATCCGTAAAAACGGTTGAAGATCAAAAAGAACATGTAACCAAATTTATCTTTAATAAAGATAATGCGGTTGCAGAAGCAGTTTTATATAGATACCCGACATATGCAGAACGAACAGTAATTTGTTGTTCTACACAATCAGGATGTCCTGTTGGATGTAGATTTTGTGGTGCTGGTGATTATTTTGTAAGATCATTAACACCAGAAGAAATTGTTGATCAAGTAGAACATTGCTTAAAAAATACTGGTGTTTCACCATCAGAAATTAATAGACTTCAAATTATGTTTATGTCAATGGGTGAACCATTGCTTAATTTAAAAAACTTGATTGTAGCTATTGAGGATTTAGATATCACATATCCTCATGCAGCATTATTAATTTCTACATCAGCACCTAAAATAGATTATAATCTTGTATATGATATATCTAGAAGAATTTCTAAAATAGGGTTACAATTTTCGATTCATGAATCAACTGATGATTCTAGAGATAAATTAATACCATTTAAGAATAAATTAAACTTGCAACAAATTGCAGATTGTGGTACCAATTGGTTTTATGCAACAGGCAGAAAACCTTATTTCAATTATTGTACACATGATAATAATGTGTCCGATGAAGATGTGAATAGATTATATAAACTGTTTGACCCAGGTAAATGGTGTGCAACAGTATCTGTAATATGTGAACGTTCAGAAGGTATTGAAGCTACAAATCAACATCAAAGAGATTTAGCAGTTGATTTTGGTAACAAACTTTTATGTAAAGGTTATAATGTAAGAGTATTCGATCCGGCGGGGCAGGATACGATTGGTGGTGGTTGTGGACAATTGTGGTTTGTCCAACAATGGATGCAAGAAAATCCAGATAAAGTAAAAAGAACAATTGGATACGGTAAAGAAAAAGTCCATACACCGATTTAGATTCAAAAACAGCAATATTATTAAACAATGAATCTGTAAGGAGATATTAAAATGAATGCGTTTGTTAATGCAGTAAAGAATGATCAATTGATAGGAAAAACTTTTAATGGGGCTGTTACTAACAGAACTAGCGAATCTAGAGTATTAGATTTTTTTAGTGCTGCTGGTAATCGTGCAGTTGATCTAAAGAATGAATTTGATTTAGCTTTGGCTGAAAATAAATCTCATGCTTATCGTGTAGCTTTATGGACTAGAGATATTCGTGGCGGTGCAGGTGAACGTGAAACCTTCCGTAATTTATTAAAACATATTGAAAAACATTATGAAGATGATGCAATTAAGTTATTACCGATGATTCCTATCTTAGGCCGCTGGGATGACTTATTGGTATTTACTTCGCCAAAAATAAAAGCGAAGGCATTCAGAATGATTAAAGATGCTCTAAACGACGGGAATGGTTTAACTGCTAAGTGGATGCCACGTAAGGGTGTTAAAGCAGAAGAATTGCGTAAATTTTTAGAATATACACCTAAGAGATATCGTAAAACCTTATCTAATTTGTCTAAGACAGTAGAACAGCAAATGTGTGCCCGTGAATGGGATAAGATTGTATTCGATCATGTTCCATCTGTAGCTTCCTCACGTTATCAAAAAGCATTTTCTCGCCATTGTGGTGATGCATATAAGGCATATAAAGAAGGATTAAAGAAAGTTGATCCTGAAACTGGTAAAACCGAACGTAAAGTAAATGTTGGAGCAGTATATCCATATGATATTATTAAGTCTCTGAATAATGGAGATAGAGAAGTATCATTAGCTCAATGGGAAGCATTACCAAATTACTTAGGTGATAATAAGATATTACCAGTAGTAGATGTATCTGCATCTATGACTTCTTGGGGTTATTATGGTCAAAAACCAATAGATCCTAAGATAAAGGTAACTCCAATGGATATTGCTTTATCGGTAGGTTTATATTGTGCAGATAAGCAAACAGGTGATTTCTCTGGAATGTTTATGACATTCTCAGATGACCCTAAGATACAAAAGCTTTCTGGTGATTTAGTTTCTAAAATAACTCAAATGCAAAGATCACATTGGTCTATGTCTACAAACGTAGAAGCAGCTTTTGAAGAAATTCTTAAGGTAGCTATAAAGAATAAGGTATCTGCTGAAGATATGCCTAAAGTATTGTTAATATTGTCTGATATGGAATTTAATTCTTGCATAAAGAATCCAAACCAAACAATGTTTAACAACGCTAAGGAAATGTACGAAAGATATGGATATGTATTACCAACAGTAGTTTTCTGGCAAATTAATGGCAGATCGGATAATAATCCGGTAAAGATGCACGATAGTAATACAGCTATTGTGTCTGGATTTTCTACTTCTATCTTTAAGTCTATTTTAAAGAGCGATATGGAAAGATATAGTCCATATAACGTAATGTTAGATGTAATATTATCAAATAGATATGATATAGAAGGACTAACAGTATAATGATTCTGTATATTGATACAGAATTTACAAGTTTCCAGGGAGATTTAATTTCCCTGGGAATTGTGTCAGAAATAGGACATGAATTTTATGAAGTGTTACAATGGGATGATAAAAAATGTCATCCATGGGTATTAGAAAATGTTATTCCTTACTTAAATAAAGATCCAATTTCTAGAGAAATTTTACAGAAAAAACTTTGGGATTGGTTATTAAATTTGGAATTTCCTGCAACAGATATAGTTGCAGATTGGCCAGAAGATTTAGCATTTTTTCTCGAATTATTATGTAAACCTGAGGGTATAAGATTAAAAGGAGAATATAAATTTCATTTAATACATTCTCCGCCAACATATTCTACTATCCCACATAATGCTTTAGAAGATGCAAAAGCATTAAAAGAAGCATGTAAAGATAAATAGTATTAGTCTTAATAATTTAAGGATAGTATAATGTTAAATATAATATCACTTATTCCTCATTTCCTAACAATAGGCGAAGATATAATAAAATGTATAGAAGGAGGAACTACTCAGGAAGAATGGAATAAAACAGTAGACGATTTTTATAATATGGCTAAAGATATACCACAAGTACAAGGTGTATTAGCTATTATAGAATTAGTATCTATGGCAACCAAGGTATCATTTCCGATTTTAGACAGATATTTGTTATCTGATACAGATGAAAACAAACCAAAATTAAAATCTGCTAAAAAGAAAGTGGCGAAATCATTAGATACAGAAGATATGTTAAAAGCTCAAAGATCAATGAAATTTTTTAATGAGGTATTAGATAAAATTGCATTAGATAATAATGTAGAAAGAAAACCTATTGATACTAGTTGGACAAAAACCTTTTTTGATGATATGAATAATCCTTAAGAGATACAAATGAATTATGAAGAGTTGAAAAAGAGAACTGAAGAAATTAGAGCTTCAAAAGCCAGAAAAAAATTAATGACTCAAAAACTGAAAGAAAAAAATGATAAATATAAGGGAATAGAAGCTCCTGTTTCTAATTTTGAAGATTAATAAATTTGGATCGTGAATGTATAGTCAGGCTGGGCCGACAGTGGGCTTTTAATCCACGCATAAGGGGTTCGATTCCCTCACGATCCCCCAAATTGCTCCCTTGGTATAGCTGGTGCGTACATACGCCTGAAGAGCGTGGGGACTCTGTTCGATTCAGAGAGGGAGCACCATTCTAAATCTAAATAGGATTAGTGTAATGTATCATAAATTTGTTGTTCTCACTAAAAAAGAAATCACAGAATTATATTTGACTTCTAAAAAGAATAATGATAATATAGTTTTAGTTTCTATTCCAGGAGAATTAGGATGGAAACATTTAATCATGGGACAAACAGATTTTTTAAAAATAAGAAATGATACAGATATGCATGAACATATGCAAAATATAACTGATATAAAATCTTGGTGATTTATGAAAAATATTATTAATATTTTGAGAATATTTAAAATTGGTAAAAACGATCATAATTATTATCCAAATAGTCATTTTTAATTGCCGATAGAGTGTACACTGGTAGCATAATTCTTTGGTAAGGAATAGGATTCGGTTCGAGGCCGGATATTGGCACCATTTTTAATGAATTAAATAGAACTATTTAATATTGAATTAAACTTAATAAATAAATTTTAGACCCGATTGTCAGTCTGGTGACGACAACGGTCTCTTAAACCGTCAAACTAGGGTTCGATTCCCTTCGGGTCTTCCAATACAAGGATAAATAATATGGGCGACTTAATTTTAGTTTTCGCGTTCATAGTATTAGGTGCATTGTTTATTTGGTCTTTGGGTATTTAATATGCCAGTATTTAGATCTGAGTTGACTCTCTTAACAAAGAGAATGAATAAAGCGCAAGAAGTAATAGTAGACATTCTTTCTCGTAAAAGAGATAAATTAGAAGTTCCTGTTGGATTAATAGATAGAACTAAACTTTTAGAAGTTAAAATACAAATAGATAACATTTTAGATAAATGTAAAAAAGACGAAGATTTTTAGGAGTTTAAACCAATCAGGGTGTTGGAGTCGCCTGCTAAGCGAACTGGTTCTTATAAATAGGATTGTGGATCGAGACCACTGAACTCCGCCATTATCGAGGATATATATGCGTAGAAAAGAATATACAGAAAAATTAGAACAAATGTTGTTATACACATTTTCTAAGATAGAAAATTCTAAAAATCCAGAAGCTAATATAAAGTGGTTTGTTTCTGAAGAAGCTCGTGAATGGTATAAAAATCATATATCTAAGTTACCTATAACTGAAGAAACAGATAATAATACTCCACCGTATGTACAAATAGCCGAAGAATTAAATACTGGTTGGATTACAAAAACATTTGAAGATAGAACTTTTGATTAATACGCTTCTATAGGCCAACGGTAGAGTCAACTGATTCAAAACCAGTTTAGTGAAGGTTCGAGTCCTTCTAGAAGCACCAAGGTTGTGTAGGCCAATGGTAGAGTCACTAGTCTTAGAAACTAGCAAGTGTGAGTTCGAGTCTCACCACAACCACCAAAAAATAGCGGCAGTAGGCAATTGGTAGACCACTTTCGCTTAAAACGAAAGATGCTTGTGAGTTCGAATCTCACTTGCCGCACCAATATAATAAAAGGAGAATATTAATGGATATCGTAAACAATCTTCATAATATTATAGACGATTTAATAGTTGAGTATCCAGGTCAATTTCCTGATGGACCAGATTTCTGGAATGGATTACAACAAGAATTAAAATATTTCGTTGAAGATGGTGATATTGATAGTTGGGTATTATCTCCTAGATCAGATGATGGATTTAAATTAAGAATTATTAAAGATTCTAAAGAAATGATTCTTCTTCGTGAATCTGATGGAGGTAAAAAAGCATAAGAAGAATTAGTATTCTTATTAAAAATAAGGTATAATATACGAGGACTAAAGAATTAGAAAAATTTAAATAAGCCCTGTTAGCTCAATTAGGAGAGCGCTGCTTTTACACGGCAGAGGTAGTGGGAGCAAAACCTACACAGGGTACCATTTAATGGCGTGGGTGTTGGTACACAGGGAGGTTTTATAAACCTTTCAGCCCCAGATTAGGGTTCTCGATACAGTTCGAATCTGTACACGCCAACCAACTTTATTATGAGGATACAATGATTAAATCGGTTTCAATACCAGAAACGGTAAAAACAAGAAAATTTGTTCATCCTTGTTTAGTGTTATCAGGTAATACAATATTATTAACATGTCCAAATAAAAGAGAAAATGAAAAACATAAATATATGGATAACGATCAGCTAGAAATAGATGCTGTAGTTATAGGATATGTAAATACTGTGTCTAAACTTTGGTCATTAGGATATTATATTGATAGATTAAACCTTCAAAATTGTGTATTATATCAGGGTTCTATACGAATTTGTAACGAATAACTGGCACGAAGAGGCTGAGTCATCGGTGTCCCTTGGAAGGATGCAAGTGCGGTTTGATTCCGCAGTGCTAGACCAAATTATGAAAAATTTAATATTTTTGTTTTTTTATTGGGTGATAGGGCTTGTTTCTATCACTCTTTTTGTCATTTTGATTTATATAATAAATATATACATATACGATATTACTATGTATATTAAATGGTTGTTATCATATATTGTTTTTCCATTCCTAATAGGGGAAAAAGTATACAAACTTATTAAGGATTTATGATGAATATATTTTTAAGTTGGTTCATAATATTATTAACTATCATTGTTGTGTTTTTAACAGGACAAAATGTATACTATCTGTATAATGTATCACAAATTTTAATGCATGATCCTACTTTGGTTAATTTAACTTGGTATATTGGTGCGATACTTAATAATTTTCTTATAATTTTCACTATATCTTTAATTGTTATATGTTTAGATTTATTTGTATTTAAAACTAAGAGGTAGATTATGAAAATATCTTACGTATCTGATATTCATTTAGAAATTAACAGCAATTTTTATTCTTTTGATAAAGAAGAAGGAGGAGATGTTTTAATATTTGCAGGAGATATTGTTCCTGCGAAATATATGCAAACAAAAAGTAATGATTCAGAAGCAAGAAAAATTAAGCGTTATTTTCAAAAACGAATATCCGTTTTATGTTCAAAATATAAATATGTATTTTATATAATGGGTAATCATGAACATTATAGATATAATTTTTTAGAATCTGCTAATACTTTACAAGAAGCGTTTCAAAATTTAGAACTTCCTATTGAATTATTTGATAATAATTGTAAAGTAATAGAAGATTGGTTGTTTATTGGTAGTACATTATGGACCAATTATAATAAAAATAATCCTATGGATAAACAAATAGCATGGAATCATATGAATGATTATGTATTAATTGGTGCTGAAAAAGGACCATTTAGTCCTTATACTACTGTTAAGGCTACCCCAGATTTGTTTTATAATGAACATATTAAAAGTATGAAATATATTGAAGATACAATTAAATGGCATAAAAAAAATACATTCATATTTACACATATGTGTCCTTCTTTTAGATCAATAAATCAATTACATTCTATTAATGGATTAGATCCAGCTTATGCTTCAGATTTATCAGATTTTATATTAGACAATCCATGTATTAAATATTGGGTACATGGTCATACACATTGTAATTTTGATTATACTATTGGTCAATGTAGAATATTGGCTAATCAACGTGGGTATTATAATGAATCATCTTATAAAAAATTTAAAGGATTACAACACATTGAAATATGAAAGCTCTATATTAAAGATTAATCCTGCAAATAATTATGATGATTTATTAAAACAATTCAGTGCGTTAAAAACATTAGCTTATTGTATAGAAGAACAATTAAGATATTATCAAAAACATCATAGATTAGAATATTTAGCAAGGAATCAATTAGATTCTGAACGAGAAGCTAATGCATTATTGACTGCTGAAATAGAGAAATTACAAGCGCAATTGAAATTACGAAAATGAATATAATTGGAAAAAATATATGCTTTTCTGGTGGTTCTAAAGGTGCGGATAAATTATTTGGAGAGTTAGCAACAAAAGCAGGACATAAAGTATATCATTGGTCTTTTCAAGGACATTACTCGCCTTGTCCGAAAGAACAAATATATCAACTTTCTTATTCTAAATTATTAGAAGCAGATAAACATTTAAAACTTGCCAATGATTACTTAAAAAGAACATGGCCTACTAGTTCTGAATATGTAAATAATCTTCTTCGTAGAAATTATTATCAAATTAAATATGCTTCTCAAGTATATGCTACTACTCCTTTTGATGAAAATATGAAACCATTAGGCGGTACATCTTGGGCCATATTAATGGCTATGGAACGAAGAATACAAATTTACAATTTTGATCCAAATGATCAACAATGGTACGAATTTAATTATGTTAAATGGCAAAAATGTAATGATGTTCCTACTCCTTCTGGATGGTATGCTGGAATAGGTTCTTCTGAATTATTAGATGTAGCTGCAAACGTAATAAAAGAACTTTATTCACCGCTTATTTCATAGTATAATATACTATAAAATAATAGGGCTTACAAATGATCACTTACAAAACACTATACGAATATGATACAACTGATCGTCTTCGTGTATGGTATATGGAACGCGATGGCGATAAATATCGCACAATATCAGGATTAGAAAATGGTGTAAAAGTAGAATCTGATTGGAAGTTGGCAAACCCCAAAAATGTTGGACGCGCGAACGAAACTACTGGTGAACAACAAGCAGAATTTGAAATTGATGCTCATTATAAGAAGCGCCTTAAAATGGGCGCAGCAGAAACTGTAGAAGAATTAAATAATCTTTCCACTATGTTTGATCCTATGTTAGCGATCAAATATGAAAATGTGAAAACCCTTAAATTTCCTGTGTACTCACAACCAAAATTAGATGGATTTAGGTGTATTGTAAAGAAAGATGGGATGTGGAGTAGAGGAAGAGAACGAATAATTTCTTGTCCTCATATTTTTGAAGAATTAAATTATGTATTTAAAACGCTGCCGAATTTAGTATTTGATGGTGAATTATATAATCATGATTTAAAAGATGATTTTAACAAACTTTCTTCTCTTTTAAGAAAAACTGTAAACATTAATCCAATCACATTAGCTGAAACATCAGAATTAGTTGAATATCATATATATGATGTTGATTTGGGAGATAAAGACCCAAATTCTGGATTCTTTGAAAGATCTCAAGCATTAAGATTCTTTTTTGAAGATAATAAACAATTCAAAAAAATTAAATTCGTAGATACAACAATTGTAAACGATCAAGATCAATTAGATGCATTATATTCTTCGTATCTAGAAGATAGATATGAAGGGCAAATGGTAAGAATTGGCAAAATTCCTTATGAAAATGCTAAACGTTCAAAATCGTTAATAAAACGTAAGAATTTTTTAGATGAAGAATTTATTGTTCTTGATATTATTGAAGGTAAAGGTAATTGGGCTGGTAAAGCAAAAAGTATATCACTTCAATTGAAAAATGGTTCTTCTTGTGATTCTGGTATACGAGGAACTGAAGATTATTTAGCTCGTGTTTTAAAAGAAAAAGAAAAATACATCGGAAATCCTGCAAAAGTAAGGTTTCAGAATTATACACCAGATGGTAAACTAAGAATGCCAGTAGTGGTAGAACTTAATCGGGTGATGTGATGACTGATGTACAGCAAATATATGTCTTATTAAAAGAAGCTTCTGTTTTAATGACTTCTGAAAAGAAAACAGATAGACATAAAGCTGCTTTTATGTTTAGACAAATCTGTAATATTTCAGAAACTATTGCTTTAACATTAAAGGTAAAAAAATAGTGACATGAAACACATTAATTTGCCTATAGTTGTGGCATTATCAATAACTGTTTCTGCTTGTGATATTTCTGGTTCTGACAAACCTGCTCAAAGAGATGTTTATACTTCTTTAGAAGATTGTGTAATAGATTGGGGTGACACAGAACTCTGTCAACGAGAAATGAAAGAAGCTAGAGAACATGCAGAAAAAATGGCTAAAGCTTCTGGTAGTATTGACGGTGGGTTTGTTCCTATCTTTATGGGACCAACGTATTATGGAGATTCTAGGTCTGTTACCCATAACGGAAGAAAAATAACACCAATAACTACTTCTTCTGTTAGAACAGCTAATTTTACTTCTTTGCCTTCCGGTAATAAAAGTATTTCATATACAGCACCTAATACAAGAGCAACTAATAAATCTACATCAAAAATTGTTGGTACATCTGTAACTAGAGGTGGTATAGGTTCTTCAGCTAGTTCATCTAGTTCTTCTTAAAGGATTTATAATGTATAGAATGCAAACTTCGCCAAGAACAGATTGGAAAGTTAAAGTAGAAGAAGTTGGTATGAATTATCATACCATTGATAATAAAATGTATTGGAATGAAAATGCCTTTTATTGTTTTTCTAGTGAAGAAATAGATAAAATAGAAGCTGCTACAGATACATTACATTCTATGTGTTTAGAATATGTATCAAATACTATACGAAAAGGAGATTATGATAGTGATTACAATTTCGATGATTACGATATTAGTCTTATAGAAAAATCTTGGACATACGGGCATCCATATATCTATGGTAGATTTGATTTAGGCATAGGTGTAGATGGTAAAATAAAACTATTCGAGTATAATGCAGATACACCTACAGGATTATTAGAAGCTTCTGTTGTACAATGGAATTGGAAAAAAGATATTTTTAATACATCTAATGATCAATTTAATTCTATTCATGAAGAATTGATTAAATCTTGGTATAAAAAATCTAATAATAAAATATATTTTTCTACAAATAAAGAAGCTTCTTTAGAAGATTGGGGTAATATACATTATCTTCTTGAAACTGCTGCAGAAGCTAATAAAAATGTTTCATCTATAGATATTGAAGAAATTGGTTATTGTTCTGATAATAATATATTTGTAGATATAAATAATAAACCAATAGAAGCTATATTTAAATTATATCCTTGGGAATGGTTTAAAGAAGATTCTTTTTATAAAAATATAAAGAAAAGTACCACAGTATTCATTGAACCTCCATGGAAAATGTTATTATCTAATAAATTATTGTGTGTAAAACTTTGGGAAATGTTTCCAAATCATGACTTATTATTAGAATCTCATAAATCTTCTAAAAAATGTTGGCCTTTTTATAAAAGAGTTTTAAGAAAACCTATGTTAGGAAGAGAAGGACAAGGCATTTATGATTTAACTTTTCTTTCTAAGAAAGAAACTGGTTATATAGAACAAGAAAAATTTGATTCATTAACATTTAATAATTTAACACCAGTTATAGGTTCTTGGATAATACAAAATACTGCCTGTGGTATTGGAATTAGAGAAGATGTAGGAATAACGACTAATAATTCTTGTTTTGTACCACATATTTTTAATGAGGATGGATATGTTTAATCATGATATATATGCTTTTTTGAATTTTTTTCTATATGTATTTTATAGTTTGACTGCATTATTTTTGTTTGTTAAAATATTTGTGTATATTACACCTCACGATAATATACAAAAGATAAAAGATGGTGATGTTCCACAGGCTATAATGTTAGGAGGAGTAAGTTTAGGATTTACTATACCTTTATTATCTGCTTCATATTCTGGAGCCAGTGTTTTTGGATTTTTAGAATTAGTATTAATCATAGGATTGTTTCAAATATTGTTAGAGAAAATATTAGATAAAATACTGACTAAAAATCTGTATTTGAACACAGCAACAGCAATACTACATGCTTTCTTTTCTATATGTGTAGGTTTAATTTGTGCTTTTAGTATCATTCCATAAGGGGAAATAAAATGAACAGTACTGGTGTTTTCGGTATAATAGTTACTTCATTGATTTTATTAGTAGGAGCAATTTGGTGGGGAACTTATAATGGTTTACAAAGTAAAGACGAAGCAGTAACTGCTGCTGAAAGACAAATAGCTTCTTGTTATCAAAAGAGAGCAGATTTATTTACTAATTTGCAATCTACTGTAGAAGCATTTACTAAACAAGAAAAAGATTTAGTATTAGGAAATGCAGAAATGCGTTCTAGAATTGGTCAAATTAAATTACCAGATAATCCAACTACAGAACAAATACAAGCTTTTGTTGAAGCTCAAAAAGGTATGGGTTCTGTAATGACACGATTATTAGCTGTTGCAGAATCAGTACCAAATATGGCTTCTTCTGCTAACTTTTTATCTTTACAAAAAGAGTTAAAACAAACAGAAAATCAATGTAATATGACTCGTAATAGATATATTGCACGTGTTCAGGCCTTAAATACATCTACAAGAACATTTCCATCTAATATGATAGCTAATTATCATAATATTAAACCTAGAGATCAAATTGCTTTTGATGATGAACAAGGAAATAGGCAATCTCCTAGATTATTTAAAAGATAAAAGAAAGTTTACCATAAATAAAATAGACGTTATAATATACAGTACGATTATAAAATATAAAATATAACATATAACATATAGTGAGGTTAAAATGACAACCAGATTGAATCATATTATAGCTATTGAGAAAGGTGTCAAGGCTCAATCTTATTCTAAATTAACAGAATTGAATAAAATTGCTCAAAAAGCAGAATTGTTTAATGGGTTTACTAAAAATTATGAAAGAAAAGATGAAGATGGAGAAACACTACCTTCGGAAAAGAAAATTGTTCAATATACAACACAAGCTTTATTAGAGGAAGGCAGACAAACATTATCAGATATAATACAAATAACAGCTAGGAAAGATTATACTAATTGCGTAGCTAATGCTGATGTTGTTCTTGACGGACAAGTTTTAGTTGAAGATGCACCAGTATCTTTCTTGCTTTTCTTAGAAAAAACCTTTACTGACTATAGAACATTTATAGGCAATTTACCTATACTTGATGATGCAGAATCTTGGAAGATGGATTCTGAGGCTGGTCTTTATAAGACTGAGCCTACGAAAACTCATAGAACAAAGAAACTTCAGAAGCCTATTGTTCTATATGATGCTACTGATAAGCATCCCGCTCAAACTCAGCTTATAACTGAAGATATATTGGTTGGTTATTGGAATCAGATCAAAACTTCAGGGGCTATTCCTAAATCTGCTAAGGCATCGTTACTATCTAAAATAGATGTCTTATTGAGAGCAATCAAGGAAGCAAGGGAGACTGCTAATATGCAAGAAGAGGTAACAGTTTCAGATATATCTTCAAGAATCTTTGATTACTTGAAGTAAACGAATCCAAGCTCAATCTTGGTGTTAAGTTAAAAAAACAATCAACTGTAGGTTCAAATCCTACCCCTCCGACCAATGTATCAATGTAACGGAGGGTGGCGGAACGGTAGACGCGGATATGACAAGTATCAGGTTGTATCAATTTTAGCTTATTCGACAAGTTGAGTATTACTGTGCTGGATCTATCAAGGTGTAAAAAACTGAAACAAAAAGACAATGGTTCGAATCCATTCTCGCGCGCCAATCATGTATGCGCGAGTAGCTTAGTGGAAAAGCGTTTGTATCAATATGATTTTTTACATTAAACGCCGAGATCCGGGTGAAGTCGCAGTAGTTGGGAGGGGCATTTTGTGCTATAATGCCTCTCCCGTTTTATATTAGAGGTTCTATGAAAGAGTTAATAGATAAATTATTACTTTGGTTATATAACAATCAATATTTTCTACCAGTATTATCTGCATTAATGATAATAATAATACTAAATGTATTAAATTGATAAAGAAACCCATCAATCTATGATATAATAGTGTATCATAGATTATAAATAGGAGAGTATGATGGACTATCAACAAGCTGGTACATATATCATGCAGTTTTTTACTAGCATCATGTTATGTATTTGGAGTTTAGATCCAAATATGTTTGATAAAGTATTATACGAAGAATTTTATTATCTAAATATGTTATGTATGATTATTATATTGTTTGTACAACTTTTTATAGATAAACCGGATAAAACAAAGGGGTAAATGGCAAGAGTATTATTCATTCTTAAAAGAAGGGAAGATTTCAATCCAGAGAAACATACAAAAATAGGGTTGATAACTGGTCTATATAATTCTGCTTCTTTTATGTCAGATTTACTTAACGATTTTAAGATAGAATCAAAACTTGTTGTTGTAACTGACAATAATTGTATTGATAGAGAAATAACATTATACAGACCTACTCATGTCATAATTGAGGCATTGTGGGTAGTTCCTGATAAATTTTATATTTTACAAAAAATACATCCAACTGTTAAATGGATAATTAGAATACATAGTGAATTACCGTTTATGGCCAACGAGGGCATGGCTTTTAGATGGTTTGGTGATTATATTAATTATAAGAATATTATTCTTGCACCAAATGCACCAAGAATGTATAGAGAAATGTTGGTCTTTTTAAGATCAAAAACTGGATGGGATTTTAAAGAACTAAATAGAAAATTGGTGTATTTACCGAATTATTATCCTCAAAAGTATGTTAAAACTTCTAAAATAAATTACGATAAAGAATATATAGATATTAGTTGTTTTGGAGCTGTTAGACCGTTAAAGAATCATTTAACTCAAGTTATAGCAGCAATTGATTTTTGTGAATCAATAAATAAGAAATTAGCCTTTCATATAAATACTGGCAGAGTAGAAATGAAAGGCGAACCAGTATTAAATAATGTACGTGGTGTATTTGAACATGTGTACGACAGAGGTCATAAGTTAATAACTCATGAATGGATGCCAAGAGATGAATTTTTAAACTTATGTTATCAAATGGATTTAGGATTACAAGTTTCTTTTTCAGAAACTTTTAATATTGTCGGTGCCGATCATATTGTACAAGGTGTTCCTATAGTAGGATCTAGTGAAATACCTTGGTCTTTTAGTTTATTTAACGCAAATCCTGTTGATTCTATCTCTATAAGAGAAGCAATAGAAAAAACATATAATAATCCTAGATTAAATGTAATGACTAATAGGTACTTCTTAAGTAAGTACTGTAAAAAAACTCGCAAGATATGGGAAAATTACTTTACAAGAGAAATATATGAGTAAATTTATTGTAGAACTATTCAAATGGAATGCTAAAGGACTAGAAATTAAAAAACACAAATTTGATTCAGCTAGAGAAGCTATGGATTTTGGTTATTTACAGCCATGGGATATATTGAAAATTTATGATCCTGATGGTGTGATGATGCATTTAAATGCATCGTCAAGGGAGAATTTTCAATATGCATAAAGATTTATTATTAGAAATTGAAAAAGCAATGAAATTAAATCCGGATTTAAGTATATTAGAAACTGTCGAATATGTATTAGATACATATCTTCCATACAGAAAAAAATGTATTGCTGTTTATGATAAAGATTATCAAATAGTCTTTACAAGAAGAACTAATAGTGAAATTTTAAAAGCATTAAGGATTCATAATGAAAGTAGAAATAGGCCCATATAAAGATTACGTTTCTTCTTATAAATATACTAAAAGATTAGAAAAATATCTAAAAGAATCCACAGTTGATAAAATTGATAATACATTACAATCAATATTAAATTTCTTTTGGAATAATAGAAAAAATTCCAAAAGAAAAGTTAAAGTTCAAATAGAAAATTTTGATACTTGGAATTTAGATCATACATTATCTTTAATAATATTACCTTTGTTAATACAGCTTAAAGAAACTAAACATGGTTCTCCACATGTATATCTTTCAGACCTTCCAAAATCTCTTAGAAAAAATGATGTACATGCACAATGGAATTGGATAATAGATGAAATTATTTGGTCTTTTGATCAAGTAGCCCATGATCTTCCAGGAGAAGAACAATTTATTATAGAAACAGATTCTCAGGATCCATTAGTAAAATATAAGATTGATATAAAAGAATATAGAAAATATCATAAAAAATTACAGAATGGATTTAGATTATTTGGAAAATACTATCAAAATTTATGGGATTAATTATATGAAAACAACAATAAATAATCTAAAAATTATACCAGAATATGTATTACATAATTGTGCTGATAATGCTGATCAAGAAAGCATGTTTCAAAAATGTATATATTTTGGAGAAATTTTTAGAAAAGTAGGGTTGACTCCAATGTATTTATGTGATGTTGATAAACAGAAAGTATATGTAACTTCAAAAGAAAAAATGAATAAGCAATTACATTAAATATGGAAGTATATTATGAAAACTTTCGTTATATCAGATCAACATTTTGGTCACGCTAATATTTTGAATTTTTTAAGAACAGATGGAATAACAAAAGTTAGACCAGAATTTTCTTCTGTAGAAGAAATGAACGAAACTATGGTATATAACCATAATCGTGTAGTTGATAATGAAGATAAAGTATATTTTCTTGGTGATATTGCTTTTAATGCACGTGTTTTTAATGAAATAATGCCAAGATTAAAAGGTAAGAAATCTTTAATTCTTGGCAATCATGATAATTTAAGAATGTCAGAATATTACAAGTATTTTAGAAATATATATTCTGCTAGATATTTAAAACATGATAATGTTCCTATTGTTTTATGTCACTATCCACAACATTCTCAAACAAATTATCCTAAGTTTCCATTATGTATACATGGGCATATACACGAAAAAACTATAGTAGATGATAATTATTTTAATGTTTCTGTAGAAAAAATTAATTACACTCCAATAACAATTGACGAAATATTATCTAAATTGGGTATAAAATGAATATTCCTTTAAGATTATGGTTAGAAATGTTTAATAATAATGAATTTAATAATCCTTCCACAAAAACACAAATAAAAGCGGGATGGTATGATTGGTTTTGTAGAGATTCTTCTTTACATATAAAGACTGAAACTCTTGGAAAAATTGTTGTAAGAATATCTAAATCTGATAAAATAGATGTAGATAATATGTATGTATGGTTTAAAAATAATTGTCCTTTATATGGTTCTCTATATGACGATATAAGGTTTTCTGATATAAAAACAGGTACAAATATCTGGGTCGTTACACCAAAATGTGGGCATAAGTCTACTCCTAAAGGTAAAAAATCTAATGTATCTGGAGAATCTTCCGGATATGCTAATATAGTTACTGGCACTATGAAAGATGTTTATAACTTTTTTGGAGTTTAAAAATGAAATTATTATATCATAGAAATAAATTATTGCACATATGTGATACTGCTATAACTACATTTTCTAAAAAATACGAACATGCTTTAGAAGCAGATAATCTTGAAAAGAAAAAAATAAATTCTAAAGTTGACGAATTAATTCAAGAAGGAGGTATCAGAAAATTATTTTGGTCTCAAAAAAGATATCATGAAGAAGCATTAAAAATATTAGGACATGTTTGTTACAGTGAATATGGTGTACATTTTGAATATGAAAATAAATCTAATAGGTATAAAACACATTTAGAAAAATGGAAATTAAGAGAAGAAACAATATTAAATTCTACTACAGAACATATTTGGTTAACTGATGATGAATTTATACCTTATGCTAATTTTCTTAGTTTTGATTTTTAGCCAATTATAGTATAATTAACCATTAGGAAAATATTATGGATAATAATTTCTATTCAGCAGATATAAAAGTTACTCATGATTATGGTACAAAAAATGTACGAGAATATCGTGCTCCTACTGATGATTCTATAAAAATCTTAGAAGAAATGCGTGAAAAAACAATTAAAGGAATATTGGCTTCTCTTATTTGTGATGATAATTCTTTTAAATGTAAATGTTTGTTAGATAAAAACAATCTTGAATTGAATTATAGAATAATCGTCCAATATACTTTTAATGGATACGAAAGAATTGTAAAATTAGCCTTTACTGAACAAGACAAAAATAAAGGAATATCTCACTTAGGGTTTCTATTAAAACAAGCTGTAGCTGAAGATTTTGCTACGGTTATAACTACACATTCTATGTATGATATTTACACACCATTAATTAGAGGATAAATGAAATTTTACACAAATGTATTTCAACGCGGAAATAAAATATATTCTCGTGGTTACGAAGACGGTAGATCGTTTCAAAATATAGAAGAATATAAACCTTATCTGTTTTTACAAGGTAAAGGTACAGAGTATTCTACTATCAATAATAAACGTGTTGGTAAGATAAACTTTGACTCTATAGCAGAAGCTAGAGAATTTATCAGATCATATGAAGATGTTGAAGGATTTAATATTTACGGTTTAACCAATTTTACATATACATATATCTATGATAATTTTAGGAATATGGATTATGATACTTCTCTAATATCCATAGTATCTTTAGATATTGAAGTTGATTCTGCTGATAGCTTTCCTGATATGGAAAAGGCAGATAAAGAAATAACAGCTATCACTGTTCGTAAAAACGGCATTTCGTATGTCTTCGGTTGTGGTGATTTTACATCTGAAGATGAAAATATCAAATATATGAAATGTAAAGACGAACACCAACTACTTTCTAAATTCCTGGCTCTTTGGAATCATATTAAACCAGATATTGTTACTGGTTGGTATGTAGAGTTTTTTGACATCCCATATCTCTATAATAGAATATGTGTAATTTTAAGTAAATATTTAGCAGAAACATTATCTCCCTGGAAAATTGTACAAAAAAGAACAGTAGAAATACAGAATAGGGAAAGCGATATATACGATCTAATTGGTATAACCACGTTAGATTATTATAGATTGTATAGAAAATTAAAGTTCTCTAATCAAGAATCTTATAAACTTGATTACATATCTCAAGTAGAGGGTGTTGGAAATAAATTAGATTATAGTAAATATGGTTCGTTAGATTCTTTATATAGAAATAATTTTCAAAAATTCATTGAATATAATATTCAGGATACTATACTTGTAGACAAATTAGAAGAGAAGCTAGGATTTATTCAACAGGTTATAGCATTCGCTTATGACGCATTAGTAAATTATGATGATACATTAGCCACGGTTAAACCTTGGGATGTAATTATTCATAAACACTTAATGAAGAAAAAAATTGTAATTCCACAATTTAAAAAACAGAAAATGCCAGGGCCTCTGGTTGGTGGATATGTGAAAGAACCTAAAATAGGGCTAAGTCGATGGGTAGTATCTTTTGATCTTGATTCTTTGTATCCACATTTAATCATGCAATATAATATATCTCCTGATGTATTTATTGAAAGAATACCTAATTTCCCTTCTATAGACAGAATCATTAATGGGTTTTATGAAAACAAATCAGAATATTCTGTAACAGCTAATGGTTGTGTGTATAGTAAAGAAAAACAAGGGTTCTTGGCTGAATTAATGGAGACTATGTATAACGATCGTGTAAAATACAAAAACTTGATGATAGAAGCCAAAAAGAAATATGAAGAAACTAAAGATCCTGAGTTAAAGAAAGTTATAGCAAAGTATCATAATTCACAGTTAGCTAAAAAGATTCAATTGAATTCAGCTTATGGTGCATTAGGTAATGAATATTTTAGATGGTTTAGTTTTAATCACGCAGAAGCAGTAACTACATCAGGACAATTATCGGTTCGTTGGATTGAAAAAGATATTAATATATTCTTAAATAATATATTGATGACTGATAATTTAGATTATGTTATAGCTTCAGATACAGATTCCATATATCTTAATTTAGAACCTTTAGCAAAAACATTAGGAAACGTTGATGAATTGACTATTGTTAAGGCTATAGATAAATTCTGTGAAGTCAAAATACAACCAATAATTAATAAGTCTTTTGAATCGTTATATAATACAATGGGTGCGTATCAACAAAAGATGCGTATGAAAAGAGAAACAATAGCCAACAAGGGTATCTGGAAAGCTGCTAAGATGTATATTTTGAACGCCTGGAATATTGAGGGCGTTCAATTTAAAAAACCAGAATTAAAAATGACTGGTATCGAAGCAGTACGTTCTTCTACTCCTAATGCTTGCAGAAAAGCTATTAAAGATTCGTTAAATATTATAATGAATAAATCCGAAGAAGATTTAAAATATTATGTATGTTCGTTTAGAGCTAAATTTAACACTTTATCTTTTGAGGAGATAGCATTTCCGAGAGGTGTTAATGGATTAGATAAGTATAGCGATAAGAATACAATATACAGCAAAGGAACACCAATACAAGTAAAAGGTTCGTTGTTGTTTAATAGCTTATTGAAGAAGAATGGTATTAAGAATATTCCTCCTATTAAAGATGGTGAAAAAATAAAATTCACATATCTTAAGAAGCCTAATCCTATAAATGATACAGTTATAGCTGCTCCTGATAAATTACCTATTGAATTCGAATTGGATAAGTATATTGATAGAGAAGAGCAATTTAACAAGGGATTTTTAGAACCATTAAAGAGTATAACCAATGTTATTGGATGGCAACCTGAACAGATATCAACATTAGAGGATTTCTTTTCATGAAGTGTAATAAATGTGATATAGATATGAAATTAGGAACTGCATTATGGCCTTATGATAGAAATAATAGGTATAAATGGATTGCTAGTTTTATTCCTCTAGCAAAGCTTATTATTCCTTGTCAGAAATGTCCAAATTGCGGTAAATCTGAAGAATTAACTAAAGAAGAATATATGTCATTAAAAGAAACTTTAAAATGACTAAAATTTATATAGCTATCTCCAAAAAAAGGGGACGTGGTATTTTTGCTGCTGTAGATATTAATAAAGGAGAAATCATAGAAGCTAATTACACAATATATATTAACAAGAATGACTCCGATATTATTAAGAAAACAAATCTTTGGAACTACTATTTTGAATTTCCTGATGGAACTTCCAGAATTGTATTAGGTTGGGGCACTATTATAAATCATTCTTTGAACCCTAATGTTGAAAAGATTTGGGATAGTGATCCACTTTATGGTGATATTGTTTATTTTGTTGCCTTACGAGATATTAAGCAACATGAAGAATTATTTCATGATTACATGTTTGATGCGGGAACAGAACCAGATTGGGCGACAGAATAAGTGTAACATATATAAATTGTTATGATGAAAACGGCAAGTATTTAGATAGAACTAAAAGAATAGAAGAATATATAGATATAGGATACATTATTGAAAGAAGTTTGCCAGAAGGGTATATTAATTGGGAAATAACCAAGATTATGTATGTGATGGATCATGGCAAATATTGGATTATGGATGTAGAAGTAAAACAACATCCATATATAAAAACTCTTTGTGAACATGAATGGTTCAATTGGCAAAATATACCATATTTTTATAGAAAATGTTATAAGTGTCAAGAATTTCAAGAGTATAATTATACAACTTGTAAATACGAAGAAAGTTCAATATAATGACAACATGGGATCAAGGTGGAGGATGCCCTTGTGGTGTTTTTAAAGTATGTGATTGTGCAAACAGACATAAATATTTAGACGACTTGGCGTTTAATGGATTAGCAGGTAAGAATTGGAGTAGTACAAAGATGAAAACAGATTTTGATTTTGGGTTTTCTACACACAAAGAAATAGAACTTACAATAGAAGATAAAACAAAACTATATGGTCTAAGAGATATGATTTTGCCATTATTGAATAATTTGATGGCAAATCCTGATAACGAAATTATTAAGTGGCCAAACAGAAAACCAAAAATAGAAGAATTTATTAAGAAAATGAATACTTATATTGAAGGAAAATAATATGGATAAGAATTTAGGTTATAAGTTGTTGATGAATAATACTTTTAGAAACGAATTATACAAAATATGGTGTATTAGACCTTAAAACGACAAAAAAACATAAGAAAGAATACCCGACATATAAAGAAGCAATGAGTATTATTGGAAAAATATGAATACAGAAATTATACGACAAATATGTAGAAAGGTAATAGATAATACATGAGTTTAAGAGATAAATTAATAAAAAATAGTACAATCAAATATACATCAAAATTAACAGAATCAAAAATATACGGCAAGAAAGATATTATACCGACTCCTGTTCCTATGATTAATGTAGCATTATCAGGAACATTAGATGGTGGATTAACTCCTGGACTAACTATGTTAGCAGGTCCATCTAAACACTTCAAAACAGGATTTGCTTTATTATTAATTTCAGCATTTTTAAAAAAACATCCTGATGGTATAGTTTTATTTTATGATTCCGAATTCGGAACACCAGAATCTTATATTGATTCCTTTAATATTAATAAAGAATCCATAGTACACACACCAATTACTGATATAGAAGAACTTAAATTCGATATTATGAATCAATTGAAGAATATTGATCGTGAAGATGAAGTTTTGATAGCTATTGATTCTATCGGTAATCTTGCTTCAAAGAAGGAAGTAGAGGACGCTTTAGATCAAAAATCTGTAGCAGATATGTCTAGAGCTAAGCAATTGAAATCATTATTTCGTATGGTCACGCCACATTTATCTTTAAAAAATATACCAATGATAGTGGTTAATCATACCTACAAAGAAATAGGAATGTATCCTAAAGATATTGTTGGTGGTGGTACTGGTGCATATTATGGTGCGGATAATATCTGGATTCTTGGTAGACAACAGGATAAAGATGGTACTGAAATAGCAGGATATCATTTTGTTATAAATGTTGAAAAATCAAGATATGTTAAAGAAAAATCTAAAATCCCTATAACTATATCATATGAAGGAGGAATCAATAAGTATTCAGGCTTGTTTGACGTAGCTTTAGAGGGTAATTACCTAGCTAAGCCCAAGGCGGGTTGGTATACGTTAGTAGACCGTAAAACAGGTGAATTAGGAGAAAAAAATTACCGTGCATCAGATATTATAGATAATTCTATTTTCTGGAAAGAACTTTTAGAAAAAACAGATTTTAAAGATTATATAGAAAACAAGTATAAAATAGGTACGGTGATACTACTAAATGATGAAGGAGATCAATGAATTTTACAGATTTAATACTTACAAATCTAGTATATAACGAACAATATACCAGAAAAGTTATTCCATTTATAAAAGAAGAATATTTTTCTGAATATCCTGATAAAATTCTTTATAACATAATAGATTCTTATATAAAGAAATACAATAAGCTTCCCTCAAAGGAAGCTTTATTCGTTGATTTAGATAATGTAAATACAAATGAAGAAACAAATAAAAAATGTAAGGAAATTATATCTAATCTACAATTAAAACAAGAAAATTTAGAATGGTTAGTCGATAAAACTGAAGAATTCTGTCAAGAAAGAGCAATTCATAATGCTTTGTTTAAAAGCATTGAAATTGTAGGTGATAAATCTGGAAAAGTATCTAAAGGGTTAATACCACAGATACTTTCAGATGCTCTTGCAGTATCTTTTGATACCCATATTGGGCATGATTTTATAGCAGATTATGATAAAAGATACGAATTCTATCATAATAAAGAAATAAAGATTTCTTTCGATTTAGAATACTTTAATAAAATCACCAATGGTGGTTTGTCTAGGAAAACTTTAAATATTATTTTAGCAGGAACTGGTGTTGGTAAATCGTTCTTTATGTGTCACTTTGCTGCTGCTAATCTTTTAGCAGGGTTGAATGTATTATATATCACTATGGAAATGGCAGAAGAAAAAATAGCAGAACGTATTGATGCTAATTTGATGAATATTACTATAGAAGAATTAAAACAATTACCAAAAGATGTATTTGAATCTAAAGTACATAAACTTAACAATAAAACTAATGGAAGATTAATTATTAAAGAATATCCTACTGCGAATGCTGGTGCTGCTAATTTTCGACATTTAATTAACGAGTTAAGAATTAAGAAGAAATTTATTCCAGATATTATCTATATAGATTATATCAATATTTGTATGTCTTCTAGATTAAAAGCAGGGGCTAATGTTAATTCTTATACTTATGTAAAAGCAATAGCAGAAGAGTTAAGAGGATTAGCGGTGGAATTTAATGTTCCCGTAGTTTCAGCTACTCAAACAACAAGAGGAGGGTATAATAATAGCGATATTGGATTGGAAGATACTTCTGAATCTTTTGGATTGCCAGCTACTGCTGATTTAATGTTTGCGTTAATATCTACAGAAGAGTTAGAACAACTTAATCAAATCATGGTTAAACAATTAAAGAATCGTGATGCAGATCCTTCTCATAATAGAAGGTTTGTGGTTGGTATTGACAGAGCAAAAATGAAATTATATGATGTTGAACAAAATGCACAAGAAGATATATTAGACGGTCCTATAATGGATAAAACAACTTTTGGAGAAGAAGAAATAGAAAGATCAAAGAAAAAGAAGAAATTTTCTACAAATATGTTTGATGATTTTGTTTAAGAGGACAATATGATAAATTATAGATTAAAAAATAAATCAGATATACATGAAACTCAAACAGATCAAATTATACAATCTATTTCAGACGAAAAAAAAGCTAAAGAACGATTAAAACATCTAAATTTAGGAGGAGGGTTTGATGGATGGACTCCAGCGTTTTTTTTAATTGAATTTAAGTATATTTTACATAAAAAGAACTTTACTTCTTAAAATAATAATACTATATTAATATTATTGAGGGGTACTCCTTCAATACAAAAACGAAAGGAATATGGCTATGAAGAACTTTTTGATGGTGTTGTTCGCCGCTTCTGTGTTCGTCGTCCCGATCTCTACGTCTTCGGCCGTCGGCGCTACGACCAAGAACACCTGCACCTACTTCAAGACCGTCGGCGCGACGATCGTCTGTCCTTCCTACTGGAAGCGGTTCTGGAAGATTCAGGAGGATTACTCCGGCGACTGATCGCCGAGCAGTCTATCGTCGATTAGAAAAATCCAGGGGAGCAATCCCCTGGATTTTTTTGTTATATAAATATGTAAAAATATTGAGGATGTAAATGAAAAAATTTAAAGATTATATAGTAGAAGAAAATATATTTGATTTAGCAAACAGAAAACAAGTACAATTTCTTCCATTATATCATAGTCATGAAGGCATAGCTACTTCACATGATATGTTAGAAAATTTAAGGAAAACTATGTTAGGGCGTAAATCTACTATGAGAACAATGGTAGATTTACCAGGAACGCCAATTACTTTTGGTATACATCCTAAAACCAAAAAATTTTTCGTATCTAATGGTGTTAATGATAGTTTTTCTCCAGAAGAAATAAATCACGATTATAAAACAAATCCTGTTCTTGGTAAAAAATTAAAAGTTTCTTTATCAGAATTACCAAAGATTATTCCTGCAAGCGGTGGTATGTATAAAGGAAGAGTATTGTATACAGATAAAAATGATATACCAGATTATCTACCAAAATCTAATGCTAATATGGGTATTGCTATTGAGTCAGATCATCAAGGAAATTTGTTGACTAATGCACACAAAGCAAAGTTTCAAGTTCATCCAGATGTATATACTGTAAATCCAGAAATAAGATCAAATCCTTTGCATTTTGATGTTGATTCTCAACACGAATTCAGAATTCATATGAACGCTGTAAGAAATTCTTATTCAAAATTAGATCCGGATGATTTTGATGCAATAAAAGGTCATGAACGTCATATAGAAGATTATATTCAACATGGTATGCAAGAAAAACATACTGCAGAAAGCTATTTGAATTATTTTAAATCAAAATTATCAGGAAATCCACAGAAATTTGGTAAAATGTCAGATGAAGTATATGAAAATAAGAGAGCATTTGATTCTACACTTAGTGTAATAGGTCATTTGCATAAAGCAGCTGGTGTATTATCGAGAATATCTGTTAAAAATGGTAATCCTGGTAATGTTAATATGTTCAGGGGCACAAATACTGCTGTATTAAAGGTTTAAAAGAAAAAATTGTGAAAAAATAAGATTTAGATTCGTTAAAACAACCTATTAGAAAATTAAAATATATAAATAGAACTGTTAGTGCAGTAAGGCCATGAGTAGACCTGCATATGTTCTTGGATAAGCCTATAGGGAACCTCCAATGGTAAAGAAATTAGTAAACATTATTGAACCTCAGCAACTTGTAGAACATTTAGGTTCTACCATGGCCATACCATCTAAAGTAAAATTATCTTTGTATAAAAAATCAAAAATTTCTGGATTATCTTTACCTATTTTAGAAGAAGTATATTATAGAGGATATACTATCTGGAATAAAGGATTTAAAGGAACTAGAACACAATTTGCGTTTGACAGGGTTAACTCGTTTATTGCGGGTGGATTTGCAGCAGATTTAGATAGAGATTTAATAGAATCAGAAGAAAAACATACTAAAAATTCTAAATTACCTAGTTCTAGATTTGATGGGTCTAGAGAATTAGTTGATAATTATAAAAAAAGTACTCCTGGCCAAACTTTGACTGTTATTAAAAGAATTGTAACTAAAGCTCAAATACAAAATAAAATTATAGATGAAGAAGATCATGATTCTAATTGGGTTAAACCAACTGAACCCAAAAATAAAAATAAAAAGAGTTCTAATATAATTATTAGACCAGATATTAAGAAAGCGGAAAAGGAATAATTTATGTATATAAAAAAATTCGGTCTATCTCAATCTTTAATAGATACAGTAAGTAAAGTATTAGGGAATAAAATAGACAATATAAATGAAGAAAAAGAACCAGTTATTCCTCCTTTAAGAGCTGTTAAAGCTCCTGATAAATCATATTATAGAAAGAAAATAAATTCTCTTTTAAGACCATCAGTAAGAAAACCAGGTGATAACGATAATACTGAAGGAATTGATAACGAATTAGCTGTTGCTGTTAAAAGAAGTAAATTTAGAATAGCAGAATCTAAATCAAAAGTACAACGAGAAATAGCAGATGCAGATCCTAAAAGAGAATTAAGAAACAGACCAAAAGGCACTCTTGTAGCAGGAAAAACTCAACAATCTATATTAGCTAAAAGGGTATTAGCAAACCAAAGACGTTTATCAGGTTTTCAAGATATAGATCCTATTGGAGCATATGCAGATAAACATGGCCTATATGATAAATGGAAAGCGGCTAAATCTAAATCTGAACCAAAAGCAGGAAAAGGTGCTGTAGATGCTGCAATGGCTGCGTCAGGACATAAAATAAGTGTAGACGAACCAAAAAAAGTTAAACCTAAATCTAAACCTAAATCAACTGCTGGTAAAGGTGCTGTAGATGCTGCAATGGCTGCATTAGGTAAGAAAATTCCAATAGATACAAAAAAGGTAAAACTTCCTAAACCACGTAACCCTACAGTTTCTGATGAACTAAAAGCTGAACCAAAAGCAAAAGCTGAACCAGTAGCAAAATCAGTAGTAAAGACTGAACCAAAAGCAAAAGCTGAACCAGTAGCAAAATCAGTAGTAAATACTGAACTAAAGGCAAAAACAGCATCAGCAGCATTAAAAGCTACTAGAACAGCAGCACCATTGGATGTTAATCAAACTAAAGCACATTTTATAAGATTAACAGCAACAAAAGGTCATCAATATAAAGTTGGTATACAAGCTCTTAGAGATGATTCTAAAATGAGAGCAACAGAAATTCATCATTTATTAACACATCATTATGAACACGAAGGTCCTTTACCAAAAACTAAGGCTGGTATGATAGATCATATTGCTACATTAGAAGGAAAAAGTAAATCTATAATTGCAGCGCAAGAAAGAAAAACACCGGCCGCTAAAAAACCTAAATTAGAAATAACTGGTGATCCTGAACATTTCCATCATAGACATATGTCTGTTGCAAATAATAAAGGTGATTCTGAATCTTTTGCATTACATTTACATCATGCTAGTAGAAAATTAGATGCTCCTACTTTTAAGAGTTTGACTAAAAAAGTAACAGGATCATTACCAGATAAACCTACAAAAGCTAACAATCATGCACATTTAAAAGCATATTTTGAAAAAAGACATAAAGTTAAATTGGTCGAAGAATATTTTGATTCAAAAATGTACGATTATTTTTCTGAAGAAGAATTGTTAAAAATAGAAGAAATTGTAGAAGGTGTATAATGGCAGAAGAAAAACCAAAGGTTGGTAAACCTGAAAAATTTATAACAATTGTTATAAATGGTAAAGAAAAAAAGATAAGAGCACAATCTCAATATATTTTAAATATGCTTATAGTAGAAGATAACTAAATAATAAAAACAATTAATTACGAGGAAATTATATGTCATTATTCGGTAGAAACGATCAATCAGTAACTGCTAATTCTACTACAACAGTAGAAAGCACAACTGGAGCACCATTAGGCACATATACAGCAGTTAAGTTAGGAGGCGGGGCTAACGCTCACTTTGGAAATACTTCTGCCGGATCAAGAGCATCTGTAAATGTTAATATGTTTGGTAATACAACACCAGGAGCATTTATGGAAAACGTAGCAGTTGGTATTTTTGGTGCTGATGCTGCAGAAACTACTGCTCAAGCCGGGAAATTAGCACACGCAGGTTGGCAAATAAGAAAAGCAGGAACAGGATCAATAGCTAGTGTTTCTTATACAGGAACTGCTACAAATTATGATAATACTGACGTTATTACTGTATCTTCTCCTGCAGCTGGAGGTAATGCTACTGCTACTGTAGCTACTAATTCTACAGGCGGAGCATTAGTGCTTACATTAACAAATGCAGGATTCGGATTTACAGCTGTTAATGCTACTCCTAATGTAGCTATAGCTAATTCTACAGGCGGAGCATCTGGAGGATCTGGTGCTACTTTTACTTCTCGTGCAGGTGGAAGAGCAGGAAGAATTCATTATGAAACATTAGTAGCTATGGGATCACTAGGTGCACAATCTGCTCCTTATGGTACACCAGCTTCTGTAGCTGATGCTTCTGACGATTCAGTATTGCCTGACAGCTAATGCCTAATTCTTCTAAATCTTTAGCTAATGTTACTTTAACGACATCTTTATCCTCATCAGATAGACTGGTGGGGATAAAAAGTCCAGCAACAACTGCTAATGTTATAGTTATTACTGTAGGCAATTTTATTAATTCAGTATCAATATCTAATTCTGTGCCAGCTAATTCTACATCTAATGGTACACCAGGAATGATTAGAGCAGATAACACGTATATATATGTTTGTGTATCTAATAATACTTGGGGAAGGGTTTCAATTAATTTAACAAGTTTCTAATGATATTAACCGATGAAAATTTTATTCTATTTTGTGCCTCTCATTATGATAATTATGGATATCATTCTACCGAAGAATTCATAGAAGATATTAATCGTATAAAATATATTAAGAAACTTATAACTCGTTATATAGAAAAGGGCGAGTTAAAAGAAAGATTAATATTAAACCATATAATTGTTTTAAACAATTGTTTTGGTCCGGAAGCATTATCTCGTATATTGTATTTAAAATTAAAACATCAAATGAAATATGTTAAACCATTTTTAATATTGTTAAATATATTGCCTGATAAAATATATAATGTAGGAAAAGAACAAGTTATAGATACCAGAGAAATTTCTATGGATGATTTAATTATCTATAAATTAAGGAATATTTAATGAAAAATTTAAAAGAAACAGAATCTGTTATTCCTGCTAATTCTATTGGAGATGGTATACCAGTAGCTTCTTTTGACCCATTATTGAAAATAAAAAAAATGTTTAAAAGATGGAATCCTATAGAAGTAGATAATTCTAGACATACAGGACCAACTCAAGTACACGGAATTAAAAACAGTTTAAATAATAAAAACATGAGAAGACCTTGGTACGAAAAATTACAAGATCAAGCAAAAGCTGCATTGCCAGGAAAACCAAAAAAAGCTAAATCGTTAAGAGATATTGTTCAATAATATTTTGTTATTATAGCGATAATAAAAAGGGACAAAATAATTGAAATTACCAGAAGAGATTTTAATACTTCTTTTAGCATTATTTGGAGGTATAGCAAGATATTTAGATACATATTTAAAAGGAATAGAAACTTTTTCTATTTCTAGAATGGTTGCTACTATTGTAGTTTGTTCGTTTAGTGGTTATATGTGTTCCATGTTTGTGAATTTCTTTTATCCTACTTGGATATATGTTTCTGCTGGAATAGGTGGATATGCTGGTGTTGAAGCGCTAAATTTCATAATAAATTTCTGGAAAAATAAATTAACAAATGGACAGGGCCAAAATAAATGATTCATAATTCGTTGTTAATAACAATAAAAATTATTGTAGCAGGAAGTATCTCTTACTTATATTTCAATGGTACCAATTTTGATATAGACCTTCTTAATATTTCAATTGCTTCTGTTCTTAGTTTTATTTCTACTAAAGCAGTTGATTTTCTTACTGAAAGATAATCAGAACTTTACCTGTTTTTTAAAAGATAGTATAATTTACTGTATTTAATGATGTATTAAAAAGGTTTGTTTCATGGACAATCAAGTTCCTACTGGTCTTATAGAATTAATGTTTTCTGATAATGAAGTATCTAGTGGATTATATCTAAGCAATGAAACACGTGAAAAATTTACTGAATCTTTAGAAAAGCTTATGTTGTATTTTCAAGACAATATGGATCAAAATATGGCAAGATATTGTGATTATGTAACATTATTACAATTGTATGAATTAATTTCAATTGGTACTAAAAACAAAAATTATTTTATGGTGTGTGATTGCTCGAAATAAAATACATAACATTATTATCCTCTCGTTTACGTAACTTCAAAAGAAAAGGTAATGTTCTAAATTTTAGTTGCCCTTTATGCGGTGATTCTCAAAATAAAAAAAATAAATCTAGAGGATACATTTATCTAAAAAAAGATAAATGGATGTATCATTGTCATAATTGTGGTGTATCAATACTTGCATCGCAATTATTAAAAACAATAGATCAAGGATTGTATTCTGATTATGTATTAGAAAATTTACAATCTAATAAAACTGAAAGTAATAAATCATTTGTAGATAAACTGAAACCAAAAAAATATGAACAATCTATTATATTAAAAGATCTTAAAAAAGTATCTCAATTACCTTCTAATCATATAGTAAAGAAATTTGTAACAAAAAGAAAAATACCAACAACATTTCATCATAAATTATATGCTTGTCCTAATTTTATGGAATTTACTAATAAGATAATAACCAATAAATTTTCTAAAGATGCATTAAATCACGACGAAGCTAGGCTATTAATCCCATTTATAAATAGCAATCAAGAAATACATGCTTTTCAAGGAAGAGCAGTACATATTAATTCTGATATTAGATATATAACAATAGTTATAGATGAAACTATACCAAAAGTATATGGATTAGATACTGTAAATTTTAATATTCCAGTTCGTGTATTTGAAGGTCCAATAGATTCTATGTTTATATCCAACAGTATTTCAACTGCTGGTGGAGATTTAGGGTCTATTAAAGGTTTTGATAGAGAATCATTGATTATTGTGTATGATAATGAACCAAGATCAATAGAAACAATAAAGAAACTTGATAAAACCATAAATCAAGGATATAAAGTATGTATATGGCCAAATAATATACAACAAAAAGATGTAAATGATATGATATTAGCAGGATATTCTGCTACTGAAATAGAAGGTATAATAGATAAAAACACATATTCAAACTTAACTGCTAAGTTAATGTTAAGTAAATGGAGAAAAATATGATAGAAGATATATTATATAATATGAGCGCAGAATTATTTCTATTGGTATTATTTTCTTCTTCAATTATATTTGCTTTGATATTTATATTTTCAGTTTGTTGGATAGTAGATTATTCAATGGATTCTTATTGGGCAGAAAGGTATGTACATTCTTGTGGTCATGTTGAATCTTGGTCTCTAAATACCGTATTATGCAGAAAATGTGGAAAAAAAGGTGTTTGGGTTAGAAAACTTACAAAAAGAAAATTTTTCGGAGGATGGAAGATTGAATAGTTTCTATGAGTAAATACAAAGGAATATATCAGTTTGCACAAGCAGAAGATTTTAAATATGCTATAATAGCACATGATGATGAAGATTTAGTACACGTATGTTTATATCCTAATAAACCTACAACTTCTGTATTAAATTCTTTAATACAGGAATTAGATAATGATGAAGATTTAGGATTAGTAGGTATAGCAAATTATTTAGACTATACTTGCAAAAAAATAACCAAAACTGATTATCCAAATAGATGGAAATCTATAAAATTTGATCAATTAAATTGAGGAAATTATGAAAACAAATATTATTGCCATAACACAACCTGTAGATAATTTAATTACTCCTAGCGAATTTATTGCCTATTGTGCAAGAGTGTCTAATCCCTCTAATCAAAATAACGCACTAACATCTAATAAACTTATAAAATATTTGGCTAAACATAAACATTGGTCACCATTTGAGATGATTAATGTTGTGATGGAAATTGAAACAACCAGAGATATTGCTAGACAAATATTAAGGCATAGAAGTTTTAGTTTTCAAGAATTTTCACAAAGATATGCTGACCCTACTAGTGATTTGGGGTTTATTATTAGAGAAACAAGATTTCAAGATACAAAAAACAGACAAAATTCCATAGAAATAACAGATGACGATCTAATTTTAGATAGAGAATGGAAAGCTAGGCAAAAAGCTACTATAGATCTAATAGAAGAGAATTATAGATGGGCTGTTATTAATGGTATAGCTAAAGAACAATCTAGAGCAGTTTTACCAGAAGGATTAACAATATCTCGTATGTATATGAATGGATCTTTACGTTCTTGGATACATTATTGTAATTTGCGTATGGGGCCAGAAACTCAAAAAGAACATAGAGAAGTAGCTTTATCTTGTTGGAATAATATAATAGAACATTTTCCTGTATTAAAGGATATTGAACTATGAATTGGTTAAGAAATATGTTTATGACAATTTCAAATAAACCATCAAACAATACTGTAATACTATTACAAACAAGAATAGATATATTAGAATTAAAACTTAAACATTTACAACGTAGACTAGATAGATTAGATCCATTGGGTATAACCAGGGACAAAGGAGAATAGATGGAATTAGACATATATCAACAATATATACATAAATCAAGATATGCTAGATTTTTAGATTTATTTAATAGAAGAGAACATTGGCACGAAACTGTTGCCAGATATACCAATTTTATAGAAGATCATCTTTTAAAAAAACATAATTATAAATTAGGAATAGAATTAAAAGAAGAATTATATCTTGCCATTTATAATATGGATATAATGCCATCTATGAGGGCATTAATGACTGCTGGTCAAGCATTAGAAAGAGATAATACAGCAGGATATAATTGTTCCTATTTGCCAGTAGATGATCCAAAATCTTTTGACGAAGCTATGCATATTTTAATGAATGGTACAGGTGTTGGATTTTCTGTTGAAAGGCAATATATTAATAAATTACCAGAAATACCAGATCAATTATTCGAATCAGATACAACAATAGTAGTTAAAGATTCTAAAGAAGGTTGGTCTAAAGCTCTTAGAATGTTAATCGCTTTATTATATTCTGGTGAAATGCCAAAATGGGATTTAAGTAAACTAAGACCAAAAGGAGCCAGATTAAAAACTTTTGGTGGCAGATCTTCAGGACCAGAACCATTAAATGATTTATTTAAATTTGTTACAAATATGTTTCGTAATGCATCAGGAAGAAAATTGACTTCTATTGAATGTCATGATCTTATGTGTAAAATTGCAGAAGTAGTCGTTGTTGGTGGTGTTAGAAGATCAGCAATGATATCTTTATCCAATTTATCCGATGATAGAATGCGTCATGCTAAATCAGGTGCTTGGTGGGAAGCTAATATTCAAAGAGCATTATCTAACAATTCTGCTGTATATACCGAAAAACCAGAAATAGGTATGTTTATGGAAGAATGGCTTTCCTTATATCAATCAAAATCTGGCGAAAGAGGTATATTTAATAGAGATGCTTCTAAAAGAGTAGCAGAAAAAAACGAAAGAAGAGAATTTGATCATGATTTTGGTACAAATCCATGCAGTGAAATT